TTTACAGAAAATTCATTAACTCAATGAAAAAGAAAACAAAATCAATGAATGAGGAAGGTCTCCGTGATTGGTTTGGAAAATCTAAATCAAAAGAAGGCAAATCTGGTTGGGTCAATGTTGTTACTGGCGGAACGTGTGCAAGTGATGAACCAGGCGAGGGAGTTCCTAAGTGCGTTTCCTCTGCTAAAAGAGCAAGTATGACACCAGCAGAAAGACTATCCGCTGCAAGAAGAAAAAAAGCAGCAGATCCTGGACAACAACAAAAATCAGGTTCTGCAAAACCAACCTACGTTTCCACAGACAAACCAAAGAAAAAAATGAAAGAAGAAATCGATGTTCGTGAAGCAAAAGATAAAAAAGGTAAAGGCAGTGGAACAAAAGATGCTTGCTACCATAAAGTAAAGTCACGTTATAGTGTTTGGCCAAGTGCTTATGCTTCAGGAGCACTGGTTAAGTGTCGTAAAGTTGGTGCTGCAAATTGGGGAACCAAATCTGAAGAGCATATGCAAGAAGAAGAGAGATACTGTCCTCTATGTGATAAAAGAGAAACAAGGTCCCAATGTTCTTATGGAGAAAAGGCTTGGGATAAAGTTTCTGTAAAAGATGAAGAGTATTCAATGGCTCGTGGTGAACTTGAAACAATCTCAAATGCAGTAAAGAGATTGCAAGCAAAGGTCGGAAAAGGGGAGGGTGATTTAGAAGCTTGGGTTCAATCAAAGATTACAAAAGCAGCAGATTATATTGACACTGCAGCAGATTATCTTGAGAGTGGAGAAAGTGAAGTTACCGAAAATCTTGTAAGTAAAATTGTTGATGAAGTTATGAATGAAAAGTGTTGGCCTGGTTATAAGAAAAAAGGTATGAAAACAATGTTTGGTAAGAGATATCCAAATTGCGTCAAAGCAGAAAATGTAACCATTGAAGATGCAGATGGAAATACTTTTGCAGAAGTCGTTGATGTAATTAAACCAGAACCAATCAAAGGATTTAAATCACAAATTGAAGAGGCAACTCGTCTTCAACCACAAACTGGAAATGTGATAATGGTCACTGTTTCTTGGAGAGGGAAGTATTATGCAATGAAGATGTTCTTTCCACAAGTTAAACTTCCAACTCGCAGAGAAATTAACGATGAACTTCAAAAGGTTTACCCGGGTTCTACTGTAGTTCATCACACTGTATCAGAAATTCAACCAGGACAACCACTTGTTCAACCAATTGGTCCTCAGGGTGGTAGTTATGCAAAACCAGGTTCAAATAAAAATTATGTAAAGCCAATGGGAGAAGAAGTTGAGTTGGAAGAAGAAGGTCCCTCTCTGTCTGTAGGTAGAGGAGAAAAACTTCCTGTAAGTAGAGGTGGAGGTCTTACTGAAAAGGGAAGAAAAAAATATAATCGTGCTACGGGATCCAATTTACAAGCACCGGTGACTGGAAACGTAGAACCGGGAAGTAAAGCAGCAAATCGACGTAAAGCATTTTGCTCTCGCAGTAGAAGTTGGAAAGGAGAAAGAGGATTAGCAGCAAGAAGACGTTGGAAGTGTTAATTCATACATTTTCATTACACAAATAGTATAAAGTAATGAAAAGGTATGAACACTAAAATTTGTACTAGATGTAAAGAGGAGAAATCAAGAGATACAGTAAGTTTCCCCCCACATAATAAGTGTAAAGATGGTTTAGATAGTTGGTGCAGAAAATGTAGAGCAACTTATAGAGCAGAAATATGTAGAGGTAAATTTAGAGGACAACTTTCTGATGATGAAGTTAGAAAATTAAAAAAACAAGAAAAGTGTGATATATATGGAGGAAATGATTTTGCAGGATCAAGAAATAATAGGCATTTGGGAAAAGTTTATTCTCTAGTCATGGACCATAATCACGAAAATGAAAAATTTAGAGGTATGCTGTGCCATCACTGCAATAGAGGATTAGGAAATTTTAAAGATAATGTATCAAATTTAGAAAATGCAATTTTATATTTAAAAAATAGGGGTTAATTTACTATGGTTGATAATGTTTATCTGGGAAATCCAAATCTTAAGAAGGCAAATACACCTATTGAATTTACTCAAGAACAAATTGAGGAATTCATTAAATGTAAAGATGACCCCGTATATTTTTCAAATAACTATGTAAAGATTGTTTCTCTTGATGAGGGATTGGTTCAGTTTCATCCATATAAGTTTCAAGAAAAATTAATTGAGAATTTTCATAAGCACAGATTTAATATTTGTAAGATGCCGCGTCAAACCGGCAAAAGCACTACTGTTGTTTCATTTCTTCTGCACTATGCGGTTTTTAATGATAACGTTAATATTGGTATTCTTGCAAATAAAGCCGCAACCGCAAGAGAACTTTTAGATAGACTTCAAACAGCATATGAAAATCTTCCAAAGTGGATGCAACAAGGTATTATCTCTTGGAACAAAGGTTCGTTGGAACTTGAAAATGGAAGTAAAATCTTGGCTGCTTCTACTTCTGCTTCTGCGGTTCGTGGTATGTCATTCAATATTATATTTTTGGATGAATTTGCGTTTGTCCCAAATCATATTGCAGATGAGTTTTTTAGTTCAGTATATCCGACAATTTCTGCAGGTAAATCTACAAAAGTAATTATTGTTTCTACCCCAAAAGGTATGAATCACTTTTATAGAATGTGGCATGATGCCGAAAGAGGTAGAAGTGAGTTTATTACAACTGATGTGCATTGGTCAGAAGTTCCTGGTCGTGATGCAAAGTGGAAAGAACAAACAATAGCAAATACTTCAGAACAACAATTTAAAGTTGAGTTTGAATGTGAATTTTTAGGATCTGTTGATACTTTAATTAATGTATCCAAACTAAGAAATCTTGTTTATAATGATCCTCTTAAACGCAATAAAGGATTATCTGTTTATGAAGAGCCAAAGCAAGATAACAACTATTTAATTAGTGTTGACGTTGCCCGAGGAATTGGAAATGATTATTCTGCCTTTTTAGTTTTTGATATAACAAATATTCCATATAAAGTAGTGGCAGTGTATAGAAATAATGAAATAAAACCAATGTTATTTCCCAATATTATTCTGGAAATGGCAAAATCATACAATAAAGCTTATGTTATAGTTGAAGTTAATGATATTGGAGATCAAGTGGCTTCAATTCTACACTACGACTTAGAATACGAAAATATTTTAATGTGCTCTATGCGAGGTAGAGCTGGTCAAATTGTTGGGTCTGGATTTTCGGGAAAACGATCACAACTTGGAGTTAGAATGACCAAATCTGTTAAAAAACTTGGTTGTTCTAATTTAAAATTATTAATAGAAGACGATAAACTGTTAACTTGCGATTATGATATTATCAGTGAGTTAACAACCTTTACCCAAAAAAATCAATCTTTTGAAGCAGAAGAAGGTTGCAATGATGACTTAGCAATGTGTCTTGTTATTTTTGCTTGGTTGGTTGCTCAGGATTATTTTAAAGAAATGACGGATAATGATGTCCGCAAAAGAATTTATGAAGAACAAAAAAATCAAATTGAACAAGACATGGCACCTTTTGGATTTATTTTAAATGGCGTAGATGATGAGACAGAATTCGTTGATAAAGATGGAGATAGATGGTTCACTGATGAATATGGAGATCGTGCTTATATGTGGGATTATTTGACGTAATGAAAGTAGATGATCATTTTGAATTGGAGCACCTTTATCTAACGGAAAGGACTTGCAAAAGTTGTGGGCAAACAAAAGACTTAATTGATGGATTTTATCAATCAAGGAAAAATAAATATCAAGCATCATCATATTCTTATGAGTGCAAAGAATGTACCATCAAAAGAGTAACTATCAAAAGAAAGACATCTAAAATTTTCGAAAAATGGGAATATCCCGACTGGTAAAAATGTTCGTGCATTGTTTCGGCTATTGAAAGAAAACCTTTTTATAAATAATTTTTAGAGAATTTGAGACTTCTTCGGAGAAAAAAATGGCAGTAGCTCTTGTTTCACCTGGAATATTGGTCAGAGAGGTTGATCTGACCGTTGGAAGAGCAGATAATTTTGGAGTAAGTGCTGGCGCAATTGCCGGACCTTTCCAAAAAGGACCTATAGATTTTCCAATAACGATTACTAATGAGCAGGAATTGCTCTCAGTTTTTGGTAAACCTATTTCAACAGACAACCAATATGAATATTGGATGTCAGCATCTTCATTCCTTTCTTACACAGGAATTCTTCAAATCGTAAGAACGAATGGAAGCACTCTGAATAATGCAAATGCAGGTGTTGGTATTGCAAACACTACAAGTGCCAAAATCAAAAATTATGATGATTATGTTCAAAATTATGAAAATGCAACTAACTTTTATTATGCAGCAAAAAACCCAGGCAAATGGGCAAATAATCTAAAAGTCTGCTACATTGATGATTTTGCCGACCAAACACTTGGTATTAATACAACCAACCCAGCAAATAGAGGGGTGATTGTTGGTAATGGAGTTACTTGTAATTTAACCAATGTTGTTTTACCAGGAACTGGAACAACATCACTCTTTAATGGTTATCTG